TCCGCCGCCGACCTCGAACGTGCCGATGTCGTTGTGGATGGCGTCATAGATTTTCGGATCGAGTCCGTTGTTCTGCTGGACGGTACGGAACAGGTTTCCGGCAAACGTGTTGCCCGTTCCCGTCGATTGCATCGCGCCCCATTGGTCTTGAGTGACGGGCACGCGCCCGCCGACTAGGGCAGCGTTGCTGGTGGGGATGACTGGTGCTTTTGCTGCAACCGGAGCCGCCGCTACCGGAGCCTGCCCGGACGATGCGCCTGGTGAAGTCAGCAGCCCGCCCGATGTCGGAGTCGGGAGTTGTGCCGGAGTCGCACCAGCCGCAGGGCGATCGTACTGACTACCGAGGTAGTTGGTGACGCCCGAGCGCGGATCGGTGTAATACGCCTTGCCTTGATTGGTGTACCCGGTGATCTGCATATCAGCCTCCGAAGATGCCTTTGGGGCCAAAGATGCCGTTGTACAAACCGATCCCCGTGCTTGCCCCGCCAACGATCTGATTCCACATCGACGGATCGGCTTCCGACTGAGACGTTGTGCCGCCCTTGTTGCTGAAGCCGAGGTTTGTGCCGTAGTTGTTCAACTGCTGCTGCGGGTAGTTGCGAGCGTCTTGGAAGAACTGGTTTTGCTGCGCCTGATAACCGTTGTTGAACGTCTGCTGTTGAGCGCCTGCATTGAGCAAAGCGTTGGTGTCCATGTAGTCGTTCTGCGCGAACTGCGGAGCCGCATTCATGGCCGAGTTCTGATAGCCGCGCTCCGTGTTGTATGCCTGCCCGCGCATATCTGAGGCCACACGGCCTAGGTTGCGCTGCAAGTTATCGCGGTCATACGCAGCCGCTTCCATCACCCCGGAGTTGCCGAACGAACCCGATCCTTGCATGGCTTTGTCCCATGCGGGCTTGTTCGTCATGTTGTACGCGCGGGTCATGTCGCCTTGAGCATCGGCGATGTTCTGCGCGAGATAGGGATTCTTGTTGATGTAGTCGCCGTTGATGGTTGACTGCATCTGCGTGTTCGCCGCAGACATGACGGGTGAGCCTTCCATCGCTCGATTCGCCACCGCCTGCCAGCCGCTTTGGAGCAGGTTGTTTGGAGCAGCATAGGTGCCCGGAGCCTGCTTATATGGCGTGTTTGCGACCGACTGAGCGCGGCCCGCAAAGTCGCGCATGTATTGCTCCATCCACGGAAGCGGGGCATTGGTTGTGGTGTTTGTCGCCATGATTTACCTCAAGAGTTCGGCCATGCCGCCGATGGAAGGATGCTGCAATCGAGAGCCTTACGAACAACCCGCACTTCTGCGAGATTGCCGACTAGAACGCGGGACGTGATAGCACCGTCACCGCCAACCCAAATCTTGCCCGCGCTGTTTGCAATCGAGCCGGTGTAGACAGAGTGAGCGACTTCGACAGCGTTCACCCACAGAGTCGTCATTGAGCCAAGTTTGCGGACTGCAACCTGCGCCCATGTATTGATCGGAACCGAGCCGCCAACGAGGTTGATGCACTCCACGAATGGAGATGACCACGCCAGGAAGCCGAGTTGGTTGTTGAACAGATAGAAGAACCAGCCCACGTCACTCGCCGGAACCGCCCGGTTTGTGATGATGGTTTGCACCGCTGCGGTTGTTGTTGGCCTGACAGCCGCTTGAATCGTGAAGTCGCCCGACCCGAAGTTGAAGTCCGTCGAGGCTGGAAATTCCAGATAACTCGATGTCCCTGAATAAAGCCCCGACGAACCGTTGTAGATGCTTTGAGCCGTGGACGTTGTGACCGTGCCTACCTTCGTCGCCGTCCGAGCAAACGAGGAGTTGTCTGGAAACGAAACCCCCGCGTTTGCGCCGTTCAGGTGCAGGAGCAGGATGGCATCGACAAAGCTAGACGGGCTGGTTTCTCCACCGTAGTTCAGAGGCTGAACCTGCGGGATCATGTGACCCCTGTTCCTGAGACGCGCCATTCGGTTGCCGTCTCTTTGTAGAGAGTACAAATACCATTTGCCGCCAGCGTCCTCGTGCCCGTTGTCCCTGAGCCTGCAAGCCTCAACGTGTCCGTCGTGATTGCAATCGACACCACGCCCGCGCCGTTCTGGTTTATCACTGTGATAACCGCGCCGAGAGGGAACGCCACCGAACTATTAGCCGGGATCGTCAGAGTCCGCGCCGTCGTGTCCGCGCTTGGATGTAGAACACTTCTCCCGCCGTCGTCTAGAACAAGCGTGTAGTTCGCTGAGAACGTCCGTTGTGGAAGGTTCGCATCGATGTTCGATCTGGCCTCAACCCAATCCGTCCCCGACACGTTCGTTGAACCGCTTGTGAGACGGAACCACCCCAACAGCGTCTGCCCGCCGTTCACGATGGACGGAGCAGAGTTGCGGACAAAGTCGCCCTGCTTCCATGTCCCCGTGGTTGGGACAGTCGTCGCCGCGTTTGTCACAGCCGAAACCTTGCCTTCGGTCAGGTCGTTCACCTGCTTTGCCGTGTCGCGGAACAGGTCCGTCAGCTTGCGGATCAGTTGCCCGGAGTCAGCCGGGAAGCGCGGGAAGGGATCGAGCCTCATCAGTCCGTGCTCTTGTTTCGATCAAATAGGAACGGGGAGAGAAGGCCCATTCCTCCGATGCTTGCGAGTAGGTCGGCGCTGTCTTTCTTGAACGGATCGAAGGCCGCGAAGCGGGAGCGAAGCCGAGCCGGGTTGGTTGTAACGTCCCACTGCTCGCCGATGTTGCGCCGCATGGTGTGCCCATCGAAACCCATCAACGGCACAGAGTCATAGCCAACACCGCGCAAAGCGGTTTCCACATCGCCGCCCGTTTTCAATGACACTGGCGCATCGAAATCTGTGTAATGGATGACAAAGCGGCCATCCGTGCTTTTGTCAATCCACGGCTGCGTCCGTTCATACCCGCCGCCGAACTGCTCCGCGTTTGCTTGCTGATTTCTGAAGAAATCTTTTGCGCTACTTACATCGTCTGCACTGAACATTGCCTGCTTGATGTTTTGCGGGAATCGGGCTTTGTCAGCAGGCAACATTTGATCCGCCATGAACGAGCCGACACGATCAAGCTGGGCCTGCGACGGAGCCTCTAAATCAAGATGGTTTTTGCGATTCAGCAGCAGAGGCATCACCGCGCCATCTTCGCCCGTGTACGCCTTGCTTGAGGCCGTCAGCGGATCAGTTGATGTGTAGGTGCCGACTCCGTAGGCATCGCCAGAGCGAACCGAGCCCGCAGCGCCCCCAGGGATAAATTCTTTGATCGGTTCTGGCGTTCTTGTGCCGTGGAACACTTCCGTATCAAACCCCATCGCCTGCGCCCGCTCCATCGGCGTGTTGTCTGGACGCAGCCCTAGCCCGCCTTCGCTGATTGGCTTTGCTGCGTTCTTCTGAGCTATTGCCAAATCCTTGGCCCTAGGTGCCGATTTCTTGGACGCAACAACAATTGCACCCGTCTGAGGATTCAGCATCGGACGTGCTGCTGCGTTCTCGCCTACCTTCAGGAGTCCTGACGCGATCTGCGGTGCCTTGGCTGCGGCAATCATCGGGAGAACACCGCCGACAGATTCACCCAACAGCCCACCGATGCCGGGAGCGTCAGCAGTGAGCCCTTTCGCCCGCATCCAGTCCGAGCCGCCTACCGGAGTGCCGACGTTGACGCCTGCTTTCTTAAGCAGCCACGCCAGCCCGTCAACAGGTGCGGAAACATTCGACGCAGCGGCATTGCTCGCGCCTTGGAGGAAGTTCAGTAGTCCGCTCATCTCCGCCCTCTCTCCACCCATTCCGGCCTGCAAGCAGTCACGGTGTAGTCGCCTGTCGTGTCCACCTTGAACCGATGAAACCGCGCCGTCTGCCGCATGTTGTGCCGCCCGTCTGCCTGAGACGAACTTGAGCCCGTCGCCGTCAGATCGCCTTCAGCGTCCTTCGTGTAGCCCGTGGCTGTTGAAGTCGTCGGGGCGGACAGATACCGGACGCGCAGGTTTTTGCACGTCCTGTAGCCCTCGTCGTCACCGACATCGCCGGTTGTCCACGAGGAGGAAACGCACTCGCCTGTCAGGGATGCGATCTGGTGAGAGGAGTTGACGACTGCCGAGCTTGTCGCGCCGCTGATCCAGGTCAGTGAGTCATAGGAAATAGATGGGCTCGCGTCATAGGTCGTCACCAACACGCTGCCGCCGTCATAGGTGAACGTGGGCGAGGTGTACGAAACCACCGCTTCCACCGTCGCGTGCGCGAGGCCCCATTTCTGAGTCAGGACGTGATAGACAGCGCAGCGATTCACCGCACCTGAACCGCCCGCCGAAGCGTAGTAAATCCAGACGAGGTGCCGAGGACGATCCCAGAGAAGAATCGTCTTGAACTGCGACACGCCCGCCATGTCGTCAAACAGCCACTTGCGAATCGTGCCGGTGGCGATAGGTCTAGGGGTTGTGCCGTCGAAGATATAGACGTTGTCCCTGCCGACGAAGACATGGCCCACAACCGTATCAACAACCGCGTCTTGCCCGACGCAGCCGACATCCGTCGAAACCTGCGCCCATCTCCACACTTCCGGTGCGCCGACGTAGGTGCCGACGAACATGGAGCCGGACTTGTAGGCCACGATGTTGTCACCGAACCGACGAGCCGCAGTGATGGCCCCGGAGCCGCCGATCAGTCGGCCTTTAACGCACTGATTCGAGACGGAGAGAGTCCAGTTCGTGTCATCGAGGTATGCCGAGCAATACCACTCATCAGCGAATGAGGACGTATTGAACGCAACCGCGAAGCCCTGAGCCGCTTCGATGATCTTGGCTGATGGTGCCCCGGCGATGTCTGCAAATGCACCCGAGGTTGAGCGTTGAATCGGGGCGGATGGAGTCGCCGCCAGAGTCGCATCGGCATACTGGATGAAACTCCAGCGATCATCTGTGCCGAGCGTGTACGAAGCACCCCGCGACACATCCGTCCATGCTGTCGTGCCGAGTTCGTAGAGCTTCGTTGACGTGCCCGCGATAACCCTGCGTGAGCCTGACAGGTTCGTCACTGCTGCGATTCCCCGACAGGCAGCAGCGAGCGCATCGGCACCGACAGACGTTGCAACGGGAGCGCCCCTGAAGCCTCCCTCGAACGGGATCAGATTCGAGCAGTCAACGAGCACTCCGGCCACAGTCGGATCAACGTCGGGAGCGAAGCCGAGGATTGGAGTCATCGCACGCGGGCCACCAGCGGGCCTTGGAACCGATCCCGTCGATCTGTCTCGGTGATGTTGTTGAGCACGTCATCTGCCCGCGCATAGAACGCAGCAGCACGCGCCTCGTCCAAGAGGTAGAGGTGAGCCTCAGACGCCACCCCGAAGAGATAAGCGTCATAAGCTGCGGTGCAAAGCCAGTTGGAGCCTGCCGCAACGAGGCCAGGAACCGACTGGTAATAGACGCCCGTCACATCGCCCGATCCGTCGAACCGGACAGAATCTCCATCGATGGCGTAGAAGTACGGAGCGCCGCTGGTGGCCTGCTGCGAGACAACCGATTCGAGGCTTTGAGGCTTGAGAGGAACACCCTCGTAACCGTCAACCCATAACGCCTTGAACGCCATCCAATCGCTTGGAAGTGAAATCAGATTGTTCGCGTCAATCGTGCCGGTGAATGAGGCTTCCATCTGCCGAACGCGCAACCGGCGATTCACCCGAGCCTCGAACAGAGACACGAACGTCGGGATGTATGCGGCCAAATCGCTGCGGTTGATCCATGCCGGAACATCCGTCAGCAGTTGCGCGTAAGTGGTCATTTCAGAACCTTGTCAAAGGTTGCAAAGGCCGGGTTTGCCTTGATCCATGCGATGCAACGCTTGCGATCAAAGCCGCCGTCCTGCCGGAAGAACTTGGACAGTTCAGCCATCGGGATAAACCCAACGTGCCGCTGCTCGCCCCAACGCTCCCCGGCTGTGTCTGCGCGAATCTGCTTCGCCACCTCGAGGAACGGTTCCGCGTCATACGCCTTGCCGATACGCACACGCCCATCGACACGCTCAACAGTCGTCGTGATGCCCAGATCAGCATCGTGGTCTGATAGCTTGAATGTGGTCATAAAAAAAGGGGGACCCGAAGGCCCCCCGTCAAGGAGTGTTGAGAATCAGGCGGTCAAATCGGCAATCTTCCCGTTGGCCTTCTCGGTCGTCACCACGGTAAGGACTTCGGTCGAAACCATCTCGCGGTCGTTGTGGCCGTTCTTCGCCAGGGCAGTCGTGCTGAATTCCTGGAACGTGGCAACGCCATACGTTTCCGGGTTCAACACCAGCACCGTGTTTGCCGATGCGGTCGTCTGGACGTAGTTCGGAACAACAGTCAGTTCGCCGAAGTCGGACATGTAGACATCAGCGCCGCCGATGATGCGACCCTGCTCCTTCTTGCCCACTTGATAGCGGTTGACAGCGATACCAGCAAAGCCGGAGAACGTGCCCTTGTGCGAAGGCGTCATGCTGATGAACGACGGCATTTCACCGCTGTTCGCATAGATCGACTGCATGACAGTCTTCAGCATGGCTTCCGTCCAGGTCCGGTTCGTGCCAGCGGTCGGAGCCACCAAGTGCGTGCCCGAAGCCGGAGAAGCGGTCGAACCACCGACGCCGTGCGA